TTGGTGTATAGTCTTACTGATTTCTTTTATTGGTTGAATCACTCCAGTTTCAGAATTTGCCATTTGGATACTAACAAGGCATTTAGTGTTTTCTTTGTTCCAATCAGATAACCAATAGTTTAAGTGGTATAAATCTAAAATACCATTACTTTTAACTCGAATATCACCATTTATAAACCTATGGTTAAAAAGTTCTTCTATATCATTGTGTTCAACCATAGATGTAAAAATATAGTGATAATATTTCTTTTTAAATCCCTGTATCAAAAGATTATTACTCATAGTAGCTCCGGTAGTATAATGTATTTCTTCCGTTAGACAATTTAGTTTATTAGCAATAATCTGACTTGCATTATCTATAAGCTGTTTAGCTTTACGTCCTTCTTCGTGAGTGGAAGATGGGTTTCCGTAGAGATTTAAAGATTTTATAAATATGTTAGCAACTTGCGGTTTAGTAGGTGTGGACGCTGCATAATCTAAATATATCGGTTCCATAAAATCACCTACTTTAATTCATATTTTCTGTATTTTTCATACAGTTCTCGCCCACGTTCATTCTTAGGAAATATCATTACAAGATTATCTTTTGTGTCTACATACATATCTACTGGATAGTGTCCATGTTTTACGTAGAGAAAACTTTGCCACCTGTCTTTTACGGCTACAACTTCACTCGTTTTATATTCCTTTGTTGAAAACGCAGGTTTTATCAACGTTTCTTTCATCCTTTTACTCCTTAAACAAAAAAAGGCTATACCCTTTTTGTAGGATATAGCCTATTCACTTTCTGTTAAATCTATATCCACATTTCTATTTTTCTTTTTACTATTCTTTTTATAAGAATAAGATTTCTCTGGTTTTACTTCTTCAATATTTTCTTCATCAGAAGTTTCAGCAATCTCTTCAACTTCAATTACAATTTCCGATTTTTCTTCAACTGGTTCAATAGGAAATAATTTATTAAGTTTGCTTGAAATCGAATCCTTAAAAACAGAAAAATCTCTGATGTTAAATTTATCTATGACTTTTTTAATATCGTCTTTTGTCATAACTCCCATATTATAACCAGAAATTACATTAAAGACTTCATGGCAAACTTCACTATCAAACTCTGCCATCCAAGAAGGATATTGAGCAAATTCACCACAATTACCACAATATCTATAAGACTTAGAACAACAGATGCATTCTCTAACTTTACTCATATTGTTTCCTTTCTTTAGAAATTAGGAGAGTGTATATACACTCTCCGTAATATCTAAAATTATTTTACTGATACTGCTTGGTATCTATATCATCAGAATCTTCTACTACAGCTATATAGTAAAGTGACTGATTCTTACCACAATAATTTCTGAAAGCAGTGGCAGAGAAAGGCATATTTGCATCTGTCTCAAATGATAAATCAACATCAGGACTTATCTGGAATCTGTCAAATACAATATACAATGCAAGAACTTCTTCTGGATTACAAAGATCAGAACAAAGTACTTCAAATGTAGCCTTACACTCCTTAGGGAACTTATCAGCAAGCTGATCAACTCTAGCAGCAATCTTTCCTTCCTCAACCTTAAATTCATACTTAACCTGAACTAAATCAGTAGCGTCAGTAGGAAGAGTAAGAGTAGTTACGCCATCAGCAGTTGCTATAGCATACTTACCAGCAGCAGCCTCATCGGCCTTAGTATATTGCTTTGAAATATCAGGCAATCCATTTGTCGTAGTTCCTACAACTATAAGAGTACCATCAATCGGAGTATCTGGAAGAGTGATAGGACTATCAGTCTTAGAATACTGAACTATACGAGGCATAGTCACATCAGAGCCTGTCTTCTTGTCTGAACCAGTCTGAATTGCGTGTAAATTTAATGAAAATACAGCATTTTCGCCACTTACCTCAACAGACTTAGCCGTGAAAAATCTCTTTAAAAGCGCACCCTGAGCATCTGTCTTATCTTTAGTCTCAGAACTTGTATTAACTGAAAAGTTAGTAATCTGATCCAATATAGCAAGAAGCTCCGGTGTTTGTGCCTTAGTCTCAAACCAACCAGACACAACACGGTCAATAACTAAGTTATCAAAATTAACTATTGCCATTATTATTTCCTCCTTTTATAATAAAAAAAATAGTCGCTAAATGCGACTTTCTGATTATTTAATATTCAAATGATTTCCCTCGCCAGGAGCAAGAGATTGTTTAAGCGTTTTACCGCCTGTTTTAACATATTTATCTTCGCTATAAATCCACTGAAAGTTTTTAGATGGAATACCTTTAGTATCGACAAAACCAGACATTGAACCTTGTAAAAGAGCAACGGCTTGTTTCTTACCTTGAATTTGAATTAAGGATTTATTAAACTGATATATTGTTATATCAAATGCCGTTTCATACGTATATGGAAATTCTTCGGTATTAATTAAAGAAATAAGTCCGTCGTGAAAAATAGACGAATAAGATTTATTCTTATTTCGCTCTTGTTCTTTGCGATCTTCCATAATAAGAATTCTAGCAGTTGCTTTATTCTTTGCCTTACGTCCCTTATGGGTAAATCCAATCATCTCTCTAACATAAGGTATAAACTCATTGTATAATTCTTCTGTTATTTGATACTCTTGAATATTGTAGATTTTGCCATCAATAGTAATGGGCTCTACATTTGTTAAAATTATCTTCTTTTCTGCCTCTTTATTTATTTGATAAACAAAGGGTCTAAATTTAGAAAAATCTAAATCACCAAAGATTAAGCGAGTATCATCTTTTGAAAAATTTTGAGCCGTTTGAAAAAAATATTCCCAATCAGAAACACTCATAAAATCAACACCTATATCATCAAATGCTGCAGGTCTGTCCCACGCACATGAACATAAAGCATAAAATACGCTCATAAATCGAGCTTCGTCATTTTCCTCAATTTGTCCAATAGTAGGTTGATACAAAGTTAATCTTTCATTTATTTTAATAGGTTTACCACGAAGAAGTTTAAGCTTATCTACATCCAAACAATCACCTCCGTAAATTAAATGCTTGACCGTTTGCTTTAGTCATTGAATTTGGAGTTTTTTGTTCGAAAATAAGAGTTCTGGTAGCGTAATGACTATCAGTAACAGATGGCTTGTCTGATACAAGTTCTAATTGATTACCGAATTTATTACTACCATTAAATTTATCAATTAGAAGTGCAGCGATTAAATCATGTCTTGATGCTCCAACGTCTTCAACAATTAAATCTTTATCATGACATAATACATAAAATATAATCTGTTGAATTTTAATTGCTGGATTATAACGAGCAACCGCATCAAAAGAGCATTCAAAGCATACAAAATGTTTAACTTGAGATTGAGTCTCAGGTATTAAATAAGCCGGACGAATACTTGTCCCGAAATACTCATCATTCTCAGCATCTGCATCTTCTAATTCTTTATTGTTAAGCAGATACATTAAAAGATCGTCTTTTAATAATTCTTGCTTTATTATCTCTTTATACCTAACTATATCTTCATTAGGTTTTTTCTTTAGGTCTATAAGATATTGTTTATCTTCTTTAGATAATTTTCTAGCCATCAAAACACCTCCTATAGACTTATAAGTTCAAATTTGATTTCAGCAGTTATACTATCTCTTATATTACGAACAGTTAATACTTTATGTAGGTATTCTTCGTCACCAAGAAACTTGATTTTTATCTTATTCTCGTCATCAGTTTCGAGAACACCAACCAAATCTGATACATCTGTGTCATCTATCCAGTATGACCATTCTCCAGGAGTTTGATTCTTAAGTAATTCGCCGCTGTTATAATAAGAAATAGTAATAGTTTTATAGCCACCGTTTATTTTGAGCTGTGGTTTTGTTCCACTATATGTGATTTCAGCATAATCTCCATCGGTTTCAATTGGTAGAACTTCAGGATCGGTTGGTTCTATTATAGGAAGATTACCATCACTATAATAATCAGCCCATATGCCTATTAATTTACCATCTGTATCTCGCTCAATGAAATCAGTGTGTGGATTAAACGTATCTTGATACAACGTGTACATCATCGTGCCTTTATGTATTAATCCATTGGTTTTAGATATTCTCCAAGTTACAGGTTCGGGTATATCAACTGACACACACATACGTTGGTTATAATAAATATTTCTGGATATTTTATTATATGGAAGAATAAATTTAGTCTGGTCTTCTACAGATTCCACTTTGAAATCCCTCCAGACTCCAGAGTTATCAAATGTGTTACTTTATCAGTTCGTTACGCTGATAAAGAATTATTTATATTATAATAATTACAATAACGATCATATTTTCTTTGAAGATATAAATCGGCATCCGCATATATCCAATCAAGAAATGTTTTTGCAATCCATTTCCCACTTAAGGTAAACACTTTAGTCACACCATTATGACAAGAAGCATCATAAATTCCGGTATTAATTCCCAATTCTTCTTTACAAATACTTTTCAATGTTTCGCAGAATTGTTGTGTTGCTGTAATAGTAACCGTGATAGGTAAATTATTCTCATTTCGATAATACCTATATATACTACCATCACCATCAAATACTCCTCTAATAAAATGAGGTATCAATTCTTTATCTAACCATTCAGGAAAAGATATTACTAAACTCTTATTAGGAACTACTCCTTTTTCTGCTAAAGAATTGCACATATGAGAACTAAACATTGTTAATATATATTGATTTTTATATGTATAGCCGAAATCATGTTTATTTGATTTGTCTAAAAATTTTAATGGTTTTTCGCTACCAATCTCTAATCTCATTTTTTCAAGAATTCCCCAATCTTCTTCTTGAAGAGCAATTGATATAGTGCATTTGTCAATGCAGTTATTACCATCAGAATATAAAAAACCTAATATATAAGCTTTGTTAGGCATATCTATTACATCAAAGTAATGTTCATTTAATTTATATTTTCTTGAAAATCTTTTTTGGTCTACTTCAACACCCATTTCGTGCAATGCTTTTAATATTGGTTTATGGGAATAACCATATCTTTTACCAATTTTTACTGATGATTCTCCGTTGAGATATGAATTTTTTATATCTTGCAATTGTTCTTGTGAAAATATTATCTTGTTATATACTTCTTTACCATTTTTATACATTGTTATTTCCTCCTAAAATAAGCAATAAAAAAGACCATAATCGTTATGTAGGAGGCATAACGAAACGGGAGCTACCCGCTGTCTGGTCTGTTTTGTTGGTTTCAATATAAATAATTTTTCTCTACCTTTCGGTAAATGTTCAGAGTACATCAACACCATATCTTTTCAGACTTAGGTGGTTCCCGTTAAGGTCACTTGACCATATACTCGTTGAGCACATCCCTATTAAGGACTTCGCTGCGTCGATTATCCAATCCAATAACTTTTTAAAGCATTCACGTTTGAGCATATTTCATCTCTACGTTGTAGCATATTGGCTCTAAGGAACTTCCCGCAATTAGAGAACTTTCGACATAGAGTTTCCCCTATGAAGCGCATAATCTACGAACTCTGACTTCTTTCAACACCCCACATTTCATATTTTTTACCTTCATAAACCCACTGAAATTTATAAGTACAGGGGAGTATAGCCCAATTTGGGAAGTCTTGGTTATTAACATTAGCTTCTGCAACAACTAACCATCTTTTCCACATATGATCGGCTTTATCATAAATATCGCAATAAAGCCCAGTAGGAAACCTACTGGAAATAACATCTATAAAATCTTTTTTATAATATGAAACATTACATTTATAACTCGGCTTAAACATAATATGTATATCCTGCTCGTCCTTTTCTAATGTTTTATAAGCAGACAGCATATATTTAATATCAATGCGAGTTTTAGTTTTAGATTGTTCAGGATGTAGTCCTATATTTTTCTCAGGTTCATCATCGTGATAATAGTCGTAAAAATACGCTACTGTGCTTGCCGGATCATCGTACCAAGTAGCCTCGATTATATTCATAGACTCTTGTGTATGAGCTTGTCCGGTAGTAGGAGAGCTATATATTCTACCGAAATCTTGAAAACTAAACATTATCTACCACCTCCTCATTGGGAGGAACCGGTATCTTATCTATCTCAGCACCGGCATCTAAAATAAGTTTTCTATAAATTTTGAAATCAAATTCATCTTTTATTAAGTTGTTTTTGGCTTCTTCTAATAGGCTTAATGCATGCACCAACTCAGGTGGTTTTAGCAATAAGTCGTTTAATCCAGATACTCGCCATATAATGCCCGTATGAGCCTTAACGATATCTATCTCTGGATATTTTTCTCTCGTTTCCATATCTTCTGCAAGAAGCAGTAAAAAGAATATTTTCTTACGGATATATTTTTTGACTTCGGATATTTGCATATCTTCAAAATTGCCATATTTATGCGGATACATTAGACATTCCCTAAATAAGAGTTATATATAAAACCCTTATCTCGCAACATACTTCGAACTTTGTTTTCAGAATCTGCAAGTAAATTTCGCATTTCAGACAAATGCTCTTTTTGTGAATAGAATTTCTGTTCCTTGCTATTTGTAACCATCTGATTAAGTAGAGTAGTTGTATTAACCATTGGTGTTAACCACTCACATACGAGTTGATAACTAAGTAATTCTTCTACAAAGTTCTTATCTAAATTATCATCCACTGAATCCGTAAGAGTATAAGTTAATTCGGCAATCTCGTCATCTGTCGAAATTGTACTAAATATTCTATATATATTAGGCTTGCTAAGAGATGAGGTAAGCCAACTCCTCATATGCTCATTTGCGTCAGCCTCGTTAAGTTTAAAGAACTCATAATCTTTAACTTTTAGTAGAAAACGAGAATATATATCTTGATAATTAGAGGTCATAGTTTATACCTCCGTGTATTAACGACGAGAAAAAAGTTCGCTAAGAAAAGTAAAATCAGCTCCAAGAGTCTCTGTTAAAGCTCTAACCTTGCTAATACTATCAATCTCACCATTTTCAATCATGGTAGCAGCAATATTTTTAAGAGTTGCTTTTAATTCATTAGGTAACGAATTGATAGTTTTTTCCATTTGACTATCTGGTAATAATAAAATTTCTTTTAAATCACCAATAGTATATAACTCAGTATAAAATTTCTTTAACTGTGGAAACTCATCAACAAAATCGTCTTCATCAACAATAATTCTTGGTACAAAAATGTGATCAGAATGTTTACGAATTAATTCTACCAAATCTCTGTATTCTATTTCACATGTTGAACCATAATTATTAAATCTATAAGGATTACCAGATCTGCAATTAATCGTTAATCCTCCAGCAACAATAGAACGGCATAAAATATAGTCTCCGTCTCTATATATTTTTTTTGAAGAAACATCTTTGCTTGATTCCTTTTCTGCAATGTTTTCAGTTTCCTCGACTGTATTTGCTATTTTTTGCATTTGTTTAGCCATTACATATCTCCTTTTAATCATTAAAATAGGAGAGCGAAATTAATCGCTCTCCATATAATTAGTCTTCAGTGATATTCCACTGTCCAAAATATTTTCCTAATCGCACGGATGCTCCAAATTCTCTTTGAGCCTCATACTTCATAATGTCATCAATTCTACCATTAGCCTCGCCACGATCAGTAATTTCGTCAATAAGTACTTCACCGTAATCAACAAAGTCAACAAGTTTATTATCGCCCTGTGCGAAGAAATAAAGTACATTATCATTATAAAGATCCTTTGTTACATCGTTACGAGCAAATCTTTGAGGAATCTCAACAAGCTGATAAGGGCCATAATTGCCAAGTCTTCCCATAGAAGCAACCTGCTCCTTCTGGCTTGAAGAAATCCAGTTAACAGGAATAAGATTATCAAGTTCCTGAAGAGCAGAAGTTGTACCCATAATAATAACAGGAGCATTATCATTAGCAGTAGACACCTTCTCTGCAACCTTGTTAAATCTCTTACGATTTGCAACAGAAATAGAACCAGACTCAACGAAACCAGTCTGAACAGGGAGTTTAGTATAAGCAACCTCTATCTGACCAAGAATAAGAGTCTGAACCTTTTCTATAAATGCTTTAGCAATTGCATCAATCAACTTAGTGAAGTCTTCCTGACCGATGATATAACGATCAATATCTGCACCAACTGCAGCACCATAAAGGTCAGTATCTACACTGTAGCTCTTACCCTGTGGTAATCTCTGCAAAATAGTATCATGATGTCTCTTTCCCATAGTACCAATAGCAAGAATAGTATCCATTGCTTCGTTGGTAAAGAGATTTTCATCTCCCTCCTTAATATTTCTGTAATTTGTTAAGGCATTAAACCATTCTTGCTCACGGAAGCCAGTAGTTACAACAAAATCAGCAACTTCCTCTACAACATCAAAGTACTCTCTAAAATAATTATCATAAGCTCTCTTACGATCTCTTCTAGAAGAATCCTTGGTAACACCAAAGATTTCTCTTGTAAGAGCTCTTAATTTATCTTCAGCGTCACGTTTTGAAACGCCTTCACCAAGTTCGTTCTTATAAAGATCAAACATAAGATTTCTTACTTCATCATATGAAGTTTCATTTTTTGCAAACACATTCATTATGTGCTGTGAAAAAGTTATAGTATGCATGATTTATTTTTCCTCCTTTCCCTAAATTAAGATGCAATAACGAGCTTACCTGAAGCTGCGTTTGCAGATACTGCCTTTCCAATTGACTGTGAAGTAGGATCGGTAGTAAATGCTTCCTTACTTACCTCAAAGATGTCGTACTTGTGTAAAACATAAGCTCTAACAGTAGAATCTTTAGGGTTATACCAATTGTGAAGGTCAATAAATCTTGAATCATAAGTATTCGTAAACTCAGGTACCTCATAAACAAGTACTGCATCAGCAGGAGTGTCTACCTGAACGTAATAGTTGCCATCTGCAGCAACATCAACAATCTTTCCAGCAAAATCAGCTGGGGCATTTGCCTCTGTATATCTGTCATAATCCTTCCAGTTGCCGACACCGCGAATTACACCATTGTCACGATCTGCTGTAAGGAAAAGATTTAAAATATGCTCACCGCCGTTACCAGCCACAAGCTTACTTGGGAAGCAAACAGCATGAGTTTGTTCTATGGTCATTCTTATAGCCATGATTTTTCTCCTTTCAAAAATCTAAAAATTTGCATAAAAAAAGAACGTATACCCGTTCAAAACTATTTGTTATATCTTTAATCATTATTTTTAGCGAATAAACCACCATAACGTGACTTACCGCCAGATTTCTTATTATTAACCGGAAGCTGTTTCATACCAACTTTCTTACTTGGTTCTTTGTCTTCCTTCGATGAAAACTCGATTTTATTCGTTTTTGCGAACTCAAGCAACATAGCATCAGCTTTAGCCTGAACATCCTCAACTGTCATATCAAAATGAGTTTCCTGCTTCATAAGATCCTTGAATGCTTCTGTCTCAGAAATCTGAGAGTAACAGTCAGAATTAAGAATAGACATCTTCTCAGGTTCTGCTTCGTAAGATGCCAACTTAGACTGAATCTGAGAGTAGTTACTACGCATCTCATTAAGTGCAACAAGCTCTGAATCAGTAAGATACTCAATATTCAAATGAATTCGTTCACCCTCAAACTTAATGTTGTCACCATCTCTGCTATACTTCTGATCATAAAGATGTTCACTTGACCAGCCTTCATAGATAAAGTGATCGTCATAGACATCGGTAATCCAGTACCATTCGTTATCTTCTTCCTCATAGGGAGCGAGTAAAGCATAAAGTCCACTACGAATATCACTGTGACTTAATTCAAAAGTCTTAGAGTATGTCTCTGCATTCTCACCGCCATCTGGATTATCATTCTGACCTTCACCATTATCCCCACCGGTAGTAGGTTCAGCGTTTTGATTCTGCTCAGGTTCGCCATTCTGATTTTCACCAGCAGTGGTCTGATTATCCGGATTAGAGTTTTGGTTATCATCTGGATTAGAATTCTGACTCTGATCTGGGTTACTATTTTGATTCTGGTTTTGATCATCAGTAGTCGTGTTGGTATTCTGGTTCTGATCAGGGTTAGCATTTTGATTCTGATCACCCTCACCGCCGGAAGGTTCACCTTCTCCTTCAGATACTACAGTAGAATCATCGTCAGCACCTTTCTTCTTTTTCTTAGTCTCGAAATGCTCTGCAAACAAAGCTTCCAATTCCTCGTCAGAAAGTCCTTCATACTCGAATGTGATATCTGCCTTGGTTTTATTATACTTTTTCAAAAGTTTTTCAAACACTGTTTCGGTTCCTCCTTCCTTAGAATTATTTATATTGAAACTATCCAATTTCTTGTTCATTTCAGATAGTAATTCAATTATTTTTGAATCGTTAGAAAACATACTGTTATTTTTCTGACTAAAATCAGCTAATGTAATGTTTGAACCTTCCATACCTGGATTTATCTTATTACCTTCATCATCAACACCTAGAATTGTGACTCCACTAAAGAAGAAATCTTCAATGTTCAAAATATCTGTCTTTGCATTATAAGACAGTTCTCTGATCGACAATTCCACTGATACGAAGCATTTTTGCTCACGTCTTAATATATCTGCGGCTTTGGTGTAATCTTCATATATGTAACCATCAACTACACAATATTTCTTACCATCATATTCTTCTAATCGTGCATTACATGATTCCGGCACTGTTCCAATGGGTATCTCATCATAAACCAGCTCATCATTTTCATCTAAATGCATATTGTGTGTAAAAAACTGTGGCTCACCGTCAACTTCATGTATAAAACCAAGAATAGGTCTGTTTGAAAAACTAGGCATAGCCTTAGTCATTACATCTTCAGCAATAGAAGAGTGGTTTAAGTTTTCATCTATATGACAACTCATAAGAGTTACGGGTAACAACCCTTCAATGTCTTTATTATCGTCTTCGTCAAATCGTATTTGACCGTTAACTTGAACAACAATATTTTGGTTTGAATCTTTAGAACTAAAATGAGTCGTTTTTTTAGTAGAAGAGTAGTAGTTATACAAATCTGCTAATGTAAGTAAGTTTTTCTTACCCATTTGCCCTACATTCCTCCTTTCTTCAAAAATTAAAAGCCGGTAATCGCTATGCGAAAACCGAATTCTCTATCTAAACATATTAAATAACTATAAAATTATGCTTTTATGTATTGTGTACCATACCAATCTGAAAACATCATTTTATTAGTAGTGGTATATTTTGCTTTTTTCTTAGTAAATAATTGTTTAGACATAGCTAACTTTTCGTCATCTGCTAAGTAAAACCAATTTTTACCGTCTTGACCAACAAGTTGAAAACCTTGCTTTTTAAATAATATAGCTGTATTAACATCGGTTGTAAGTATAAATTTATTATCCATTTAATCATCCTTTTTAATATAGAAGTAGTTAATAATAAACACTTCTCTAAATTAATATTTCTTTGTTGTGATAGTTAATCACATTCATTGTAAAATAGTGTATGCGAACCACATACACTACAAAAGTTTAGCTTTTTCTTGTTTAAAAGTTTTTTATAAATGTTTTCTCTTTATACAAAGAGCTGTTTAAAAAAAGCAGGTGTCACCGCTGTGAAACAGTGACACCTAACCGTAATCTATACGACTATCCCATCATATGTCTCACCGTGGTACGCTTATATCAGAGGCGTGGTGAAATCTGTTTTTAATATATAGCCTACTAACCCATATTTTAACACCACAGAGAATTAAAGACAGAACTTCTCTATAAATCCATTTTTTGCCCGTCGAACAGGTTGCACATACACTCTAGCAGCCTTACTATGATTTAAATAACCACCACGTTCTTCTACACTTGACAAAACAATTTCTGGATACTGATTACATGCGCTATGCAGTTTTGCATATTTCTCAGCCACTCTTTTTTCCATCCTAATTCGCCTTACCTTCCTCATTTTTTCGTACTAATGATATTAAATATGGATAAATCATTAGTTTCATCTCCAGTGTTTCTACATCTTCTTTTTGAATTCTGTCATATAGGATTCGTCTAGACTCATTCTTAACAGAGAACCACCCTAGGACGTTAGGTTAACGAAAATGTCACGAATAATATATGTTTTCGTGACAAAATCTCAGCTCCTCCTACCAATAGGATAGGTGAGTAAATAATCCGCCAATACCCAAGGGCGAAGAGTAGTTTAAGTGCATAACTCAGGCACAAACATTTACAAACCAACCTTTTATATTGCGGTAATCGGTTTCCGCATGGGTTCTGTTTATTTATTGTTCGGACACCGAACATTTACCAATTAGACTCCGAGCTCGAAAGACACCGAAGTTCTCTCCATTAATACGATTTTGATAGGCTTCGCAACCTCTATTAATACGATTTTAATAGGATTCGTAACCTATATGGTTCCGATTGTTTTTTCAAGCTTCACAATCCTAAAGCATCACACATACATCTCTAAACCTCTTCTGGTGTATATGCTATCACACTTATTTCACACTCACAGTAAATATCTGGTTTTGTGTTATCTCTCACGTAGAACGGTTGGTAGTGTTCACCTAAAAATACAGTATTTTGACTATTGGCTACTGTACACCAACCCACCTGCTCTTGGATTTCTCCTCACTCTTTCCTTGTCATCAGTAAAAGACTGTAAAGTTGTCCCGCTCATTTATATAGCGCAATGACCGCTGCGCACCTGTATTATCCCGCAATTTAAAGGTTGGTTCGGTTACTACGAAAGTGCTGGTTAACGGAGCCAGCTCGTACTTTTATCCGACATTTTAGCGAACAAGTTATCCGCCCTTCAAACGATTCACCTCGGAATAGGGGAAATCCAGTACCATTACATACCTACGTGTTTAGGTCTTTTCGTTGACCGAGTGTATGAGTTTAATGTCTCCATACCGACTATATATAATCCCATACGCCACCAGGCGGGCTGTAAAGAAACGTGCCACGTTTAAAGGCTTCAAAACGTCCTGATTATTTGGTTATGAGATTTCATTGTTATTTTTTTTAGACAGCGTCCTGATTTCAGGCTATGCTATGGTAGTTTACTGTCCCCCAATAGGGAAGATGACCTGTCCCATTCACCTTTACTTAGGCATTTCTCCTTATAATTAAATAGAGATTTTATTGATTTCTACTTCGTTCTCCAGAAGGACTCAGCTCACCAGCATCTTTTTCTGGAGCACCGACTTCTCCGGTTCCAGTATTTGAAGTAGTATAAGAACTCTGCAATGGATATTGCATGAGATCTTGAAGCTTTAATATTTGAGTTTCAAATAACAAATTACCCATAGTCTGTCTTTCGGAAGCACCAAGTAATGTTCCATATGCCAATCTATACGAATATCCATTCTGCATAGCCTCTAGCAAAGATTTTCTATAATCTTCCTTAGTATAAATAGTAACTGGAAGAAGAATAGTAGGGCAGAAATTTGAAACATTTAAAGTAAGTTGTAAATTGACCCAAGATGTCATTTGTGGTAATACTCCATTGAGTGCATAAGCCGATTCTGCTTTTAAAGCATTTTTAATTAACTCTGTATTATTAATTGCTTTATTTGCATTAACTAACGCACCCATACCAGACATACCACCCAGTATTTGTTGCTGAGAGTTTTCGACTCTGTTAACGTCTTCTGATACATTGTCTGAAAAATCTATTGTTTCAAGTTTTCCCGGAACGACACCACTACTTACACCATCTGGAATAGCATTGTCTGAAAGTATTTGAAAATATTTTATTGCCAAATCAGAATCTACGGTAAAATCATTTGTTATCTTACCCATAGTATCTAATTTTAAATAAATTAATTTATAAAAAGCTAATTCGTCTGCCGTTGATTGCGTATCTATAAGATCGTTCAAATTAGCAAGCTGACTAAAATACGATAGCAATGGTGGTATGATATTTTCAAATGAACTTGAGTCTTTTTTAATTACAAAGCTATATTCTGCTGGGCAATGTATGTATTTAACACCAGTAGTCTGATATTCTTGATACATTTCTGAAACTGGAGATCCTAAAAATTTTATTAATGCTTGGCGTTGTTGATTACGCCACTTACTCATATCCAGTGCCATACCAAAACAATATCCTGTTTTAGTTTGATAGAAAGAATCAATTATAGCTTCTGATGGATCAATAGGATAGAAAAACGAACCTGTGTCATCATGAAAAAACAAATTAAAACTTACATCACACAGCCACATATTTTTAATTGCACCTTCAACATTATTGGATAAACTAATAATATCTAAAAAATCAATAGTATCATCCAACTGTTTTAATATTTTATTATCAAGTCCTTTTTGAAATGTATAATTAAAATCTAAAAATCTACAATTAAAACAATATAAACTACTATATTTGTCAATAATTTGCCTATAAATAGGCGATCTATAATATAAATATTTTGATGCATTAATAAGGTTTATAGAATTACTATATATATTTCCAGTTAAATAACCCCTAATTGTTTCTTTATCTGTTTTAGTGAGAGAAGAAGAGGATGTGGCATTTTTTGTCAAATCCCTCAAAGTTCTCATTACTTTTTCTTCCGAGGCAGAAGCGTAGTATTGTTTCTGTTTTTCTTCTTCTAATTTATATTGTTCTCTAATCGCTGCAACAGACTGATTGGGTCTGCCGACAGGAGTAGATACATTTTGTGATTTAGTTGTTGAGACGCTTTTTGCGTCAGTAGATTCATTGGTCGCCATTCGCGTCTCCTTTCATCTTTTTAATAATTTGCTCGGTTTAATTTGAGCAGCGAGTTTTTGAAGTAGATCGGAAGTATCTTGTTTAGGCTTTTGTAATAAAAGTTTTCTACGTTCTTCCATTAAGGCGTGTCCCAGCATACAACACGTATAACTACGGTCGTCATGCATTTTGTTGGCCTTTTCTGGTGTTAACTCAAAAGAGTCCTTACCGGACTCTCTTTTTTTACGTATCATATTTACTAACTCCTCTTTTAGAGCATCAATATTACCAAGTGCAATTTTATCCTTCCAATCCAACTTAATAGTTTTTGTATTGACAGATTGAACTTTTCCCAATTCTTCTTGTAGTTTTGCTTCAAACTCTTTTTCATTAAGTTTTTCTTTTCGTAATTCTGCCGAAATACGCTCTTTTTCTTTATTAAGTTTTTTCTGGTCAATATCAAAAACAGTTAAATAATCTTTATTATCATATGTTGCAGTAAAACTTATTTTATCTTGGTTTAACATCTCAATTAATGCTTCGTACATCATTGATTTGAATTTTGCTGGTTCCATTAAATGAATTTTGTCAACCGCATTAGGAAATTGAGCTACATAATCAGCAGAATATTCTTTATCTATCAATCCACGATGAACTATTCCGTCTGCTGTTTCCCAATCGGGCATAAGGTAATCGGCTATGTTAACGCCGCCTCCTCCTGTACCTGCATCAATCCAAATACCAACAATATTTTCATATCCGTCAGCCCCAGCATTATAATCTAAAATCATTTGTTTTAAATATTCAATTTGATCTGGTGTACGCATAGGACTTTTTATTTTTTTTCCTATATCTAATAAATTTACACCATTCACAATTTTGGCTCGTTTATCTATAGAACCATCTACTTGTACATAATCATAAAATTCAGCTACAAGGATAAATGAATTATCTACTTTACGAGCCGGATCATAAAATAAACCATATTTTTTGTTACCCGTTTCATTACAATGGACGGGTTTACGAGTTTCTTCATTTCTTGTAATTACACCACGTTTTACAATAGCATCAGAACCAGCTTCTGTAGTAAATATACAATAATATTCTCTACGTGCTTTTTCCGGATTAGTTCTCATTTCTGATTCAACAGTGGAACGAGAGAGTAGAGGAGCAACAACTTCGCCTCTAATAGTCGGACTGAATGCTAAATCACAATCAAAATGAAGAACACAATAATCGGGATCGCCCATTATTTGTCTTTTTGAATACTCTCTATATAATCTATAAAACATAGTATCTACCGAACTAGCAGAACTAATATACATCTTTTGATAAGGCATTCCCTCTGGAA